TAATTAAATTTTTTGGTACAACCTCTGGTTGCATCAATGTGAATAGTTTTGCTTCTCGCGTTGGCATCCAGTGACTAACAGCTAGCGTCCGGTTACATACTTCAAAAATTTTTTTAAGGTGATCAGCTCCCTGTAAGTCTCCGGAATCATGCCACCTGAAGAAGGGGATCTTGCGGCTGTAGTGAGTCACTAGCACAGTCATCGCTTCCACCCATTGGGGATGGTTTAAAGAATTCAACCTACGGTTGAGCGCATCTTTTACATTGGGGAATCTATAGCGGCCCTTCATGGCATAGCAGCCAGAACAGACAGAGCCTTCAATTGCTTGCAGCTTGACCCCAGTCACGCATTCCCAGGCCGGCAGGTTGTATGCATAGCCCGGCATTTTAGATGGAGCGCTCAGGCCTCCCGTTATTTCTTTAGCTTCTTTTAAATTCATATTTCTAAATCTTATATAATCTTATAATCCTGTTTTGTCAAGCCGCTTGTTGCTTGTGGCTTGCGGCTTGTAGCTTAGAATCATTCTAAAGTGGCCAAGTTAAGCTCCACAGTTTAACATTGTGTGCTCGACTCTTACTTGCCCGTAAATTTAAGAAGTGGACGTGAATTCCAACCAACTTAACTTGACCCCAGATCCTACGGACGGACGCAATTTCAAGTGTTGCGCGTCTCCCTGCTATCCATAAGATCAGGGCTCAAGCTGGGCGCCCCTATTTTAGGTTATTGCGCGCCCAAACTTTTTAAAACGGGATTTCTTCTTCCGTTTCTTTTTTCTTTTTTGCTTTCCATTCAGCAAATTCTTTTTGGTCTTTAGTATCTTGATCATTTTCAGCACAGATGCCTTCAATCACTAATGTCTTAATTTTTTCTAACCATTCAGCGGTGTCAATCATCATTAGTTGCTTAATGATCTCTATCTTTTGGTCGTTGTTCATTTTATTCCTCGCTTTCTTCTATTTCATCATGTGGACAATCAATACAAAGTCTGTCATTATACCATTCATCTGATTTCGGTATACACCCACATCTGAAACAATATTTAATATTCATAACTTATCTTGCAATATCCCATAACTAAAGTCAAGAACTTTATTTTCAGGTTTCGCGTATAAAGTGATTGACATATCTCATAAAATCCTATACACTTGGCAGGTGGTTGGGGTTGGCGCAGGGTATATAATAAAGCCATACAACTCCAGGTTGTGTCGCTAGATTTTAGCTCTTGACATTTATGGATTGTTCTTATATAATCCCAGATAGAAAGAGAGGACTATATGGCAAAGACAATGACCAAATATCAACTGGATCACTTTAAGACAAAAGTAAGAAGACATTTTGATCCGTTGATCTCGGAACAAGAACTGTTAGTCAAACAGTATAGAACCGAAGCAACTAAAAGAATTGTAGGTAGACTAGCCAAAAAAATGGGCGCAGATAAAATACTTACAGCTTTTAGAAATGCTGAAGAACAGATGAAGAGAGTAAGAGAAGATGCAAAAACTTTCTTTATAAAAAAGGCAAGAACCGAAGATAAGAAAGAAAAACTTAATTATAGCTTTACAAAAGATAATGATGATGAAATATCTCTATCTGATTGTGAAGAGCAATTAAGAGACTGGGCGAAAGAACTGGTTGATAGAGAGATAAGACGTAGACCAGAAGGCAAGATGTTAAAACAGTTGGAAGATGTAAAAACAAAAGCCCTTGATACTGTAATGGAAAGTGGATCAAGTGAGACTTTAATCAAAGCCCTTGAACTATGTACCAAGAAAATCGGGATCACTTGGGTTGTTGATACCTCTAACATCAAACAAATAAGCGCATAAAATAAGACTTGACATTATGGGATTGTGATGATACAATCCCATAATAGAAAGCGAGGAAATATGAAAGATATAAACGAACTACCCCAAACATTTTTCATCACCTATTATGCTAGAACTCATAATGGTGAACCCATTAAAGGCGGTGGAAAATTCATAACTAGGAAAGCGAGTGCCTATAAACCTAATGGCGTGATCGGTAAAATGTTTACAGATAAAAATGGAATAGACCGATTTATATATTGGGATTTAGATGCTGGATACTGGAGACACGCGACAGGTAGCTGGAAAGTAAAAGCGGTAGCATAATGATAGAATTACTCGAAATATTCTGGACAGCTAAAATAGAATTGCGAGTAATAATTTTAGGCGCCATAGTATCGGGCGCCTATTTTTATTGGCAAGATCACAGAAGAAAGCAACAAGAAAAAAAACAAGAGAGGTTAAATCAAATCAAATGAAAACAAAAAAAGTAAAACTTAATATTGTTCTTGTAGTAAAAGCGTCAAAGTATTTTGCGGATCAATTAAAAGATAATGTCGAAAGAACTGTTGGTGCTAATTGTTTTAACACAAATAATAGAACTGTATTAAGTGCGAAAGTTGTTAGTATTAAATAAAATAAGACTTGACAATAGGGATTAAATCTTATATAATCCTAGACAGAAAGCGAGGAAAGATATGACAACAACACTAATACTAATACAATTACTGATGGGATTTGTTTGTGCCTTTTTAGGCGTGATCCTTATGTTTCACTCTGATGTATGGCTAGGATTCGCAATCACAATACTGGGATTCTTTGCAGTATTGAGGTCGCTACATCACAGGGATACATATGCTAAATAAAAGAATATATAAAAGAACTAATCCATTCTCAGGGCAATCTGAGATGTTAACTAATGAAGAAGCAATGGTGTATGATATGGTTAAACAATCAGAAGAAATGCAAGAGTATAACAAAATGCAAAAGGGATTGGATAAGTTTAGTAGACTTAACCCTAAAGCATATATGACATTACTAGACTGAGTAACAACCATAGGTTGTGGCGCTAACGCGCCACGCCTCGCATATCATAACGTGTGTGTGAAATACCACACACGTGTGGTATAAATGTCACGCGCCGCGCAGCGGCGCAGTCAATCACTTTATACGTGAACAACCACAGGTTGTATCGCCGGTCATAGTTGAGAGAGGTACCAGGTCCGCTCCGGAAAAAGTAAATCGAACACTCAAAAGAATTGCTAAAATAAAAAGGGGTCCCACTACTTCGGGCTTTATTACTTGATTTAGACAGTTATAGCGGTTAAAAATCATTTTGGTCCCATAAGAGCCACTTATGCTAGATATAAAAAATATTATAAAAAAATTACAGGTTGAGAACCTGCCCCCAGACACTAGACGCGAGTTGAAACGATACTTGGTTCAACTCAATCGAAAACAAAAATATAGTAGGATTCGAAGGGATTTTCTAACTTTTGTAAAACACATGTGGCCTGATTTTATAGAAGGGCACCATCATAAAATTGTTGCCGAAAAATTTAATCAATTAAAAGCGAGAAAAATTAAGAGACTCATTATCAATATGCCCCCACGGCATACCAAATCTGAGTTTGCTTCTTTTCTTCTGCCTGCATGGATGATTGGCAACAATCCAAAATTAAAAATTATTCAAGCAACCCACACCGCTGAACTGGCGGTAAGGTTTGGTCGTAAAGCTAAACACTTAATGGATAGTGAAGAGTATAAAGAAGTCTTCCCCACACGACTGATGGAAGATAGCAAAGCCGCTGGTCGCTGGGAAACAGCACAAGGCGGAGAGTATTTCGCGGTGGGTGTTGAAGGCGCGGTAACCGGAAGAGGTGCGGATCTGTTGATCATTGATGACCCTCACTCGGAGCAAGACGCCATGTCCAAGAAAGCTTTAGAAAGAGCTTATGAATGGTATACCACAGGACCTAGACAAAGACTTCAACCCAATGGGGTTATTGTATTGGTTATGACTCGTTGGAATAAAGGAGATCTAACCGGACTCTTACAGAATGCGCAGACAGAACCTAAAGCCGATCAGTGGGAAGTTGTGGAATTTCCTGCGATTATGCCATCCGGTAAACCCGTGTGGCCAGAATATTGGGACTTGGAACAACTGTTATCGGTGAAAGCTTCGGTGGCGTTGCCGAAATGGAATTCTCAGTATATGCAGAATCCCACGTCTGAAGAAGGAGCGCTTATTAAAAGGGAGTGGTGGAAGAAGTGGCCCGAAGATCGAGGCGTTCCAAAATGTGATTATGTGATTCAGTCTTATGATACGGCCTATCTTAAAAA